CAAGTTGGGCCTGTCTTATATGGTGTCGGTTTACCAGAGTGTATTCCTGTTGTCAGTGCTAGCACAGTTGCTAATGAGGTAATTGGTTTGCGCAACAGAGTCCTGCAAATTGTCCCAACCCCCGATGAACAGCACTTCCAGCTTCTCCATGATTGGACACATCGATGGTGGGACATTTTATATCCTGGATCGGACGACATCACTTGGATTTCTTTCCAAGATTGGAATTGTCGGTTCCCTAGTGGCCGTCAGGATCAACACAGGGCTGCTCGTCAGAGAATCATTGAATTTGGCTGTGATTGGAAGAAGTTTGCCGTTCGGAAGACTTTTGTGAAGCGTGAGAAACTACACAAGTCATCCGTTGGTAACTTTGAGGATTACGATCCTCGAGTCATTCAAGGAGCAACTGACGAGGCAAATGTGCTCACTGGCCCCACGATCTTTTCAATAGCTAAATATCTAGCTAAAGCGTGGCATTCGAAACACGTCATCACCTACGCCTCTGGTATGAATTCTTATCAGTTAGGCAGTTGGGTGATGTCGCACCGCACACACCAGAGGAAACCGACTTACCCTCTGGAAGATGATGCATGGAGATACGATTCCACCATTGGAATTTTCGCTTTGTTGTATGAGTTTTCTATATATGAGCGAATGCGGGCATCCCCAGAGTGTATGAAGATGTTATATGCTCAATTGGAGACCCTTGGATATACCAGGTCAGGTGTGCAATATACAGTTGCTGGTCGCCGTAAATCCGGTGACCCAAACACGACTCTTGGTAATACCACAACCAATGGTGTGTCTCATCTGTTTCAATTTGCCCAACATCTAGCACTCAATAATGATGATTATGAGTCTGTCATGGATGTTGATCCGAGAGACGTACCAATGCGGTCAATCGTCATGGGTGATGATTGGCTTGGGGCCACTCATGTCCCTTTTCAAGACATGAATTTTGATTTGGAAGCCTCGATGTTGCAGCTCGGTTTCGTCTCTCAAGTCAAGGTCCCATTGTCGTGGGACGTGGCTTCATTTTGTTCAGGTTATTTTTATCCAGCCCAATATCCAACTGGTGAGGAGCGCATCAATGCCCATTGTTTGGTTTATGGGCCTAAAATTGGTCGAGCTCTCTCCAAGTTTGGTTTTTCTATTGGGTTTCAACCTGACAAAGACGCGTGGAATCGTGGAGTTTTGCAATGTTTACAGTCTAATTGTAACCACATTCCATTTTTAGCAGATATTTTGCGGCGATTGAAGAAGATCGTCCCTTCTGGGCGTCATGTGATCGTGAGTCCTGAGCAAAAATTTAAGTTTAATGTGGACCGGTCATATGATCTCGATGATGAGGTTTGGCGGATGATGGACGCATTGTACGGATTAGGACCAGCTGACTTGGAATCCTGGCGAAAAGCTATTTTAGACATTAAGTCGTTGCCAGCTTCCTTCCATCATCCTGCTTTGGCCGTGATCTTGGCCAAGGATCTATAGTCAGCCTAGCGTGGCCCCAACCCAAAATACAGCTTGGCAACTGGGGGCCATAAGTGCCACTTGTGAGAAAGATGCAACGTCAATCTCAACGAAGAAATGTACCCCGTCGTACAGCACAACCCCGTGCACGTGTTAACCCAAACACCCCCAACCAACCCTCAACTCGCCGTCGAAAACCCTTACCCAACAGACGAAAGCGTCGAGCCCCAGCCACTGGTGATGCTGCCCTCCGCCTCTCCCAGTGTGCTAGAGACTATGCTGCCGCCCTGGCTGATCCCGTGGGTGGTCCGCTTGCGTGCCTACCGATATGGCCGGCTCTTCTTACCCGCAAGTTTAGGACCTTCGCGAAGGGACAAGCGAATACCGGAACCAACGGATTCGGCTTCGTCATTGCACAGCCATGGTTTGGCTCCATGTCTGACCAGGTTGTCGTCCAATCTACGGACGTCAATTTCACTGGCACGACAGCAGCTGGCATCGTCACTGTAGGCACTGGCGTTAATAACGCCAATTCCAACAGTGACTATGTTGCAGCTACATTTGCTGCCGGCGCTCTTCAGAGCCAGTTCCGCTTAGTCGTTGGAGCACTTCGGGTTCGGTACGTAGGTACCGAGCTCAATCGAGGTGGGGATTTCCTCGGATACTGTGATCCAAACCACTCTAGTGTGGTTGGAATGACCCCGACCAACTTTTTGGCCAATACTGAAACCGTCCGCTCTGCTGTTAATCAGAAAAGAGAGTGGCACATGTTGACAGCAACAACTGCCATCTCTGCTGAGCGAGACTTTCAAACTCAGGCTACGATACCATCTGCTGAGTTTATGGGTTTCATATTGGTGCCGCCTACTACGGCTGTTGGTCTCCCAATTGATTGGGAGTTTTATGGCCTCTATGAAGCCACGGGAACTCAGATCCGAGGGAAGTCTGTCAGTCATGCTGACACCCACAACTTTGAGCATATCAATACAGCCGCCAACAATGTTATCACCCGCGTCCACACAGGTTCAGGTGTGGAGCGGATGAGCAGTATCCTGAACACCGCTGCGCATGGAGCGCGTGCTATAGCACCCATTGTGTCAGGAGTTGGCCGCGTGGCGAGTGCTGGGTCGGAAGCTCTTGAAGCTCTCGGACCTTTGTTTGGCATACTCGGTTTGTGAGTGTGCCCTGGACAATTGTTGGCTTTCGTAGGTCTCACCGATCGCCACTATCTGCCCAGTTTTGATGCATCCCAAGGGGGGGCCACCAATAATACCCTTGGTCTCACAGGTAATGTTTTGCATTGATCTTTGATCGTCCCGCTCACCCTCTAGGGGGTGAGGTCTTGG